TGCTCATGATGTTGCTCCTATCAGGACTCCAGGTTCCGCCTGAGCGGTGGAAGCGTTGCGCTATCCATAGGTTTTAATGTATATGCGCATTCAATTGTTGTCAAGGGATTTTCGAATTATTTTTTCGAAATTTCTTCGCTTCTTCCGCAACCAGCGCCCGCACTCGATCCATGCCGATCAGTAGTACATCAGCCCAGCCCGAATCAGTCCAGCGCATGCAGCGGTTTTTGGTGCGCTCGCCAGTGGCTGATTTGGGCTTAGGGCCTGAGTTGGGGCGGGAGCCGCCGTGTTGTTTTGATTCAGTCATTGCGCCCTAACAGACGAGTAAACGCCTTCTGCCAGAGATCGACGAATTGCCGCGCATTCTTCGGTAGCAGCCAAACTGCTATTCATCAGCTCACGATCCCTGGATAAAACTGCTTTGCCAGCTTCCTCAAAGCTCAATCCGGTCGCTAAAAAATGAATCATTCGGGCTGGCTCCTGTTTGTTGCTCGTTGTCGATGTATGTACTGTATATGCGCATTCAAGACAATGCAAGTAATTTTTCAACATCGCCGATTGATTGTTGCTATCAGTTTTGATGCTGTTGTAAAATCGCGCCAGATAAGCGCGTAGGCAAAGACCTACAAGCACGGGGCACTACGGGGCGAAAGTCATGAAACTTGAAAATCGTAGAAAGATACGCGAGTGCCGTTCGCAGCTCCAACCTGCGCAGCAAAGAGGCCACGACTTACAGTGATCCTGACGTAGTAGGTGCGTTTGGCCTCGCTGCGAAAACGGAACCACTGGGCGCAGCGCTCCATAGGCTGTTCACCGGCGACAACAGGGCCGCGCAGGCAGTCATTGACGCGCTTGCAGACAAACTTACGTCGCGCTTCGCTGGCTCACTTACTGAGTCGGAGGCGCGGTCGGTGGCTGCCCACACGCTGAACTGGAACCGCGACAAAGTTTGCCCATTTTGCAAAGGTAGGGGAAGCGATCTAATACAAGGCTCACCAACACTGAGCGACAGAGAGTGCAAGCATTGCAGGGGGACGGGGCAAAAACTGTTCGAGAAGCAATTTCACAGAGACAAGCTGAAGTTTGCTGATTGGGCGCAAATGCAGATCGACATTGCGCTACCAGCGGCAGGACAGGCCGCAATGAAATCTCTTGCAGCAAGCATTGATTTGTGATACAAATGAGCCGCCAATAATGGAGGCCCGGTCGGGCTCGCAGAACAACACAGGGCGCAATCACAAGTAGAAGCGCCGCTGTTCATGAAATTCGCCGCAAGGTAACCAAGCGTGGGTTTCTGTTGGGCGCCACCTAGCGGTAAGCCGCTCGCAGCGGTAGTTATCCGTATGGCCCGCAAGGGCTAAGGCAGTAGAGCAAAACTACTGCAAACAGACGGCAGCCCGGAAAGACGGGTAACATTTACAACTCACCCTCTGCCAAGTCATTAAGTTGATGCGGCTTAGGACGCAAAGGCCACTCTCTCGGGTGGCCTTTTTGCATTTCTACTTCACAAACACAGGAACACAACCATGCCGTATTTTCGTGCTTGGCTGCTGGCCCCTGTCTTAGAAGTCCTTGACCTACTAATTGGAACCATAATGACCACAACCGCAGAAACCGTAGCAACTATTGAAGGCTTGACCGCGCAAGTAGTAAAGGTGCGCTCTGAATTCGCCACCAAGGTACAGGCATTGCAGGATCAAATCGCTTCTGGCGGCATGACTGCACCTGAGATCGTTGCGGCACTCGGCGTGCTGAAGGCTGAATTGCAGGTGAGTGATGACCAGGTGCCTGATGCGCCAGTCGCTGAGCCTGTTGTTCCTACTGAGTAAAGAAGAGGATTGCCGCCTCTAGCGATGCCACGCGGCGATTATCAACACTCGATCACGCAATTGACAGGTAGCATTGGTGGATTGGTGGATGACATTCATAGTCTGATTTCTCAGATCGGCGGGGAGTTTAGAAAAGACATAATTCGGCTTGCCTTGAGAAAAGTCCTGGCTGATGTCGATGTGTCTCCGACTTTCCAACACAAGGCAAAAGGCGCAACGCTCGCTCAACAAAGAGCAAGACAGAGGGAGTCCGCTCGGGCTTCTTTGTTGCGCCGTGCGGCGAAGTAACTAGCAAGGCCGGGCAAGCGGTTACACCCAAATGGGCCGCATCACGCGACGCGATTCAAGCAACGGCGGGCCACTCCACCCATCCCGTAAGCGGCGGGCGCGTGAGATTGCGAGGTAAGCATGGCAAGAATTTACGTCGATTCATGGGTGGAAGAGCACGAGTGTTTAGGGATAGATTTCACTGCCTACCTGAATGGGGAGATGTTCCCATCGGCCAAGTGGGTTGACTTTGATGCTGGAGAGATTGGGTCTTTGGTTCTCGACAAAGATGGCAGCGTTGTGTACGACGAAGAAACTGGCGATGAGGTGCTTGCCATCGTTTGTGGTGATGTAACTCTTATCCCTCCTGACAAGAGTTCTCCGGCATGGCGTAGGTCTCGCGGCCTTGAGTGAGATCGCTGGATTGAGTAACTGGGGTTGCCATGGGAAGACGATCAAAGCTGACTGATCGACAGTGGCAGCAAATTGGCGAACGGCTGCTAAAGGGCGACAAGGCTAGAGCAATAGCCCGAGAGTTTGGGGTCGCGGAATCAACGATCCGAGAGCGCTTTTCCGATGAACATCGGAAAGTAAAAGACGTTGCAAATCAATTGGTTACGTCAGAGGCGGCGTTAAAGGCGCTGCCAATTTCCGCGCAAATCTCTGCACTTAACCTCGCAGAAGAATTAAAAGCAATTTCGAGCCACTTGGCCGGGGCTGCAAAGTACGGCGCTGCCACCGCGCACCGCTTGAGTGGAATCGCCCACGCCAAAGTGCAACTGATCGACGATGCGGCTCCTCTGGATGAGGAAAGCATGGATTCGCTAAAGGGCGTGGCTGTCCTAACCAGGATGGCAAACGATGCAAGCGTGATTCCAATGAATCTACTGTCGGCAAACAAGGAGGCCGTAAAGGCGCTGAACGACGCAGAGCGGCCTGCGCCTCAAAGGGTGCTTGTGACTGTAGAGGACGCAAGCACCCCAGCGCCTGATGCCTAAGCTAAACGCCCCGCAGGCGCAGTTCATCGGGCTAGATCGAAAGTTCAAAGCGCTGGTTTGTGGGTTCGGAACAGGAAAGACTTGGGGCGGATGCGCAGATCTCTGCAAGCATGCCTGGGAGTGGCCTGGCGTTAACAGCGGGTACTTTGCGCCGACCTACCCAATGATTCGGGATATCTTCTTTCCGACAATTGAGGAGGTGGCGTTTGATTGGGGCCTTGATGTTGACATCAAGGAAGTCAACAAGGAAGTGCATTTCTATTCGGGCGGTCAGTACCGAAGCACGGTCATATGCCGGTCGATGGAGAAGCCTGGAACCATCGTCGGCTTCAAGATCGGCAAGGCGCTGATTGACGAGCTTGACATCCTAGAAAAGGTCAAAGCAGAGCACGCGTGGCGCAAGATCATTGCCAGACTACGGCAGAAAGTTGATGGCCTGCAAAACGGCGTCAGCGTTACGACAACGCCCGAGGGATTCAAGTTTGTTTACGAGCAGTTCGTCAAGCAGCTTCGTGACAAACCGGCGCTACAAAGTCTTTACGGGATGGTGCAAGCTAGCACGTACCAGAACGCAAAGAACCTGCCGCACGATTACATCAGTTCGCTGTTAGCTAGCTACCCGCCGCAGCTCATCAATGCCTACATACGCGGGCAGTTCGTCAACTTGGCCAGCGGTAACGTTTACCCAAACTTTGACAGGCGCTTAAACCACACAGGCGAGCGCATCCAGGACGGGGAGCCGCTTCACATTGGGATGGACTTCAACGTCATGAATATGACCGCGACGGTCAGCGTGATTAGGGATGGGCTGCCGTTAACGCTTAGCGAGCTGACCAAGGTTAGAGACACGCCAACGATGGCCCAGATGATTAAGGCTAGGTTTGTGGAAAATGGGCACGCTGTCACCGTCTACCCGGACGCTAGCGGCGGCAATACAAGCTCGAAGAACGCCAGCGAATCAGATTTAACCATCCTGAGAAGCGCTGGGCTGACGATCAAAGTGAACCCGTCAAACCCTGCTGTCAAGGACCGAATCAACGCGGTTGATGCCATGACGCTAAACGCTGATGGTTTGCGGCGCTGGAAGATAAACACCGACGCCTGCCCAGCGCTTACTGAGGCCCAAGAGCAGCAGGCATGGGACAAGAGCGGAGAGCCTGACAAGAAAAGCGGCCACGACCACCCGAACGATGCCATTGGTTATTTCATGGTTCATAAATTCCCGATCAATGCCCGCGTGGCCAGCTTCAAACCGCTAAGAATATGACCAAAGACGTAGCCACACAATCAGCTCAAGTAGCGGGCATGCAGGCTGATTGGGAGTTGGTGCGCGTGTTGCTTGGTGGTACGTCGGCCATTCGTGAGGCTGGAGTTAAGCACCTTCCAAGGAACTACAGCGAAGAGATTGCGGCCTATAAATCCAGGCTGCAAGGCTCAACCCTGTTTCCTGGGTTCAGCCGCACAGTCAAGACCCTGGCCGCAAAGCCGTTCAGCAAGCCAATCACTTTTGGTGATGACGTGCCGCCGCTGATCGCAGAGTACTGCGAGGATGTTGATCTAGAGGGCCAGAACCTGCACGCATTCTCTGCAAAAGTGATGCAGTCGGTTCTGGGGTATGGGCTGCATGGGGTGCTGGTTGACTTCCCTCCTGTTGCGCCCGCGAGAAACATGCAGGAAGAGCGCCAAACAGGCGCCCGGCCGTACTTTGTGAGCATCAAGGCTGAGCAGCTTATCGGCTGGCGTGCTGAGCGCGTTGGTGGCCGCTGGGTTATCCAGCAGCTAAGATACATGGAAGAGGTTGACGCGCCTGATGGCGAGTTTGGCAGCGCTTGTGTGAATCAGGTGAGAGTTCTAGATCCCGGCAAGTGGAGCACTTACCGCCAGGCTGCAAAAGAGAAAAAGTGGGTTCTTTACGAAGATGGCGTAACCAGCCTGCCCTATGTGCCGTTCGTTCCGTTTTACGGTGAGCGCATAGGGTTCATGGCTGGAAAGTCTCCATTGCTTGAGCTGGCCCACTTGAATGTTGAGCACTGGCAAAGCGCATCGGATCAGCGCAACATCCTGCACGTTGCACGGGTGCCGATCCTTGCTGTCATTGGAGACACGCCTGAGGATTTCAGCCTCGCAATTGGCGCTTCAGGAGCTGTCAAGCTGCCAACGGGCTGCGAGATCAAGTTTGTCGAGCACACAGGTGCGGCCATCGGTGCGGGCAAAGAAGATTTAGAGGCGTTAGAGGAAAGAATGCGCCAAGCCGGTGCCGAGTTGCTGGTGCTCAAGCGCGGCAATTCGACGGCCACAGAGATTGCAACGGACAACGCCATAGGAATGTGTGCGCTGCAAGAGATCGTGCAATCGTTCGAGGATTCGCTAGACCAGTGCCTGCAGATCATGGCTGACTGGGTTGGCTTGCCTGAAGGCGGGCATGTGACCGTATTCAACGACTTTGGCGCGGCTTCTTTGGCCGATGCCTCTGCAGAGCTGCTGCTTAAGGCCCAGCAAGGCGGCATCATCAGTAAGGAGACATTCATCTCTGAGCTGAAGCGTCGAGGCACGTTGTCGGCAGAGGTTGATGCAGACGATGAAGCAGAGAAGATCGCAGAAGACGGGCCAAGCCTTGGCGACATGGCTGATTCGACAACTCCAGTCGCCTCAGAATGACAACTATTGCATGGGACGGTAAGACGCTGGCCGCTGATTCATGCAGTTGGAGCGGCGGCTGTCGCAGGCGAGTGCGTAAAGTTTTCAAGGTAAAATCAGGCGATGGCCGAGAGTTCTTGGTTGCCTTCGCTGGGGATGGGTCTTTCGCGCTCGCTATCCTTGAGTGGATGCGGGGCAACAAAGAGCGCCCAAACCCATTGGAATTTATGAGTGTTGAGGATACTCAGAACCAATGCGCCCTAGTCATCGACGAGAAGCTGCGCGTATGGCAGCTTAGTGCAAATCTGGTCTACTGCAGGATGCGAGAAAGAATCTACGCATTTGGCGCTGGGCAAGAGTTTGCATGGGGGGCACTTGAGGCCGGGGCTACTGCAACACAGGCCATTCGCATAGCAATGAAGCGCTCAGACCATGCAGGTCTTGGCGTCGATTCAGTATCTTTTTGAGTGATGAGCCCAAAGCAGGTAGAGCTAGCGGACGCGGTAATCAGCCACCAGTTGGCGTTGCAGCGCTACAGCAATGGCCAGGTTCGCAAGATTATCGCGCTGCTGAATCGTGCGGATGCTGACTTGTTCTCACAGTTGGTGACGCTGCTGAGTTCTGTTGAGCCTTCAACGTTTCAGATTGAGCGCATAGATGGGTTGTTAGCGTCTGTCCGGGCAATCAACGCAGGCGCATACCAGCGTGCCGGTGAACTTATGGCAAACGACATGCGCGAGTTTGTGTCGTATGAGGTGGGTTTCCAGCTTCAGCTGTTCGAATCGCTTTCTGTGGGCTTCAGCGTGACGGCTGTGAGTCCAGAACAAGCGTATGCGGCGGCCATGGCCAGGCCGTTTCAGGGCGTGTTATTGCGTGAGGTGTTCAACGAGGCGGCGCCTGTGAAGTTCAAGCGCATTCGTGACGCGATCCGCATGGGGTTCGTTGAAGGCAAGACGATCAGCCAGATGGTGACAGAGCTGCGCGGCACAAAGGCCAGAGGCTACGAGGACGGAATCATCGAGATTGATCGGCGGCACGCTGAATCGATTGTGCGCACTGCGGTGAGCCACACGGCGGGCGTTGCGCGGGATCGGTTCCATGAGGCCAATGCCGACATTCTTGGATCGCTGATGTGGTTGTCCACGCTGGATGGCAGAACGTCTGAAGGCTGCATTGCAAGGTCAGGCAAGCGGTACACAGTCAAGGCGCACAAGCCGATAGGGCATTCGATACCGTGGGGAGGGGGGCCTGGTGCGCTGCATTGGCGTTGCAGATCGGTATCGCTCCCACTACTGGACGGCCAAGAAGGATTCGTCGGCGATCAATCTTCAGAAACCGGCCCAGTAGATGCAAACATGACCTACGGCGGCTGGCTAAAGCGGCAAAGCGCTGCGAAGCAGGATGACGTTCTCGGAGCTACAAGGGGCGCGCTGTTCCGGCGCGGCGGGCTTGAGATAGACAAGTTTGTGAATGACAAGGGTCGTTTTTACGACCTCGAAGAGTTGAAGCGCATAGAAAGTAAAGCATTCCAGAAGGCGGGCATCTAAAATCGCCGCGTGTCAAAACTCCGCCTCATCCCGCCAACAGACCCCGGTCCGCGTGAAAAAGCGCGGCTGAAGATCAAGGCCAACAAGCCCGCAGACATGGTGCAGTGCAACCGCTGCGGCGGCAGAGAGTTCATCGAGACAAAGACCGGCGTGACGTACCGCGACGGCAAGTATTTAGGTGGCACCAAAGCGCGAATATGCGTAGGATGTTTCCTTTCAGGAACACGGAGCACTGCATGAGCCAAAAAAGTATTGAATTAAGCATCACAAACCCAGACGGAACAGGAAAAGTGGTGCTGATACGCGCAGGCTTGCCAGCGTTTGAGATTGAAGAACATCTGGACTTGGCCTTTTCGACTGCCAAAGAGGCTTACATGAAAGCCTACAAAGACAAGCATTAGGGCTCAATACACATCTACTAAGCCCTCCACGCGAGGGCTTTTTCTTTACTGGCCGCAACGGAGCAATCCCTTGCGGCTTTTTCATGCCCGATTGCGGAAGCAAGTCGGGTGCTCCGAGGCCGGATGGTCTCTCCCGCCCTAGCCGGATGGCGAAGGAAACACCACCAAATGAAACTGAAACTCACCCCAGAAGGTCATGCAGTAGTCCAAGACGGAAAACCCGTTTACGTCAGCGATGACGGCAAAGAGATTGCTTTTGATGCCCCAGCAACACGCGACACCATCACAAGGCTAAACGCCGAAGCGAAGGGACACCGTGAACGTGCTGAAGCATTTGAATCAAAGTTCAAACCGTACGAAGGCATCGGCGATCCATCTAAAGCCATCAAGGCGATGGAGCTGGTTGCAAACCTTGATCAGAAGCGCCTAGTAGACGCAGGCGAAAAAGACAAGGCCATTGCTGAAGCCATCAAAGCCGTAGAAGAAAAGTACGCGCCAATTGTTTCCAAGTCGGAACAGCTTGAGGCGGCCCTCTACGCGGAAAAGATCGGCGGCGCTTTCTCTCGCTCAAAACTGATTGCAGACAAGTTCGCCATCCCGGCTGACTTGGTGCAGGCACGTTTTGGCAGCGCTTTCAAGATCGAGGACGGAAAGACCGTTGCATACGACCAGCATGGCAACAAGATTTTCAGCAGATCCCGCCCTGGCGAGTTTGCTGATTTTGATGAAGCCATCGAAACGCTTGTTGATCACTATCCCTACAAGGAGCAAATCCTCAAGGGCTCTGGTGCGACTGGAAGCGGTGCGGGTAGCAGTTCACAAAGTGCGGGCGGAAAGAAAACCATCACCCGTAGCCAGTTCGACGCTATGGGGCACGCCGAAAGAACGGCCGCCATGAAAAGCGGCGTTGAGCTGACAGACAAATAACCACTCTTCCATTTAACCCCGAGCCCGCCACTGAGCGGGCTTTTTCATTTCTGAAAGGCCCATCATGGCTAATACTCTTACTAATCTCATCCCAGACGCCTACGAGGCAATGGACGTTGTTGCTCGCGAACTTGTGGGTTTCATCCCTGCCGTGACTATGAATGCCAGCGCTGCACGCGCAGCTGTTGGCCAGGTCATTCGCAGCCACGTCGCGCCTGCATCTACTGCATCTGATGTGACTCCTGGCACAACGCCGCCAGATGACGGTGACCAGGTAATTGGTAACAAGTCGCTGACGATCACAAAATCGCGTGTTGTACCTTTCCGTTGGACCGGCGAGGAAGAATTAGGTGTCGATTCTGGCCCGGGAACCGGTAACGTTCGCGCAGATCAGATCGCTCAGGCTGTCCGCACGCTGGTCAACGAAGTTGAGGTTGATCTTGGCTTGCTCGCATACAAGGCTTCACGTGCGTATGGCACTGCCGCCACGACTCCTTTTGCTTCAACGTTGGCCGATCCGGCGCAGCTCCGGAAAATTCTGGTTGACAACGGCGCGCCAGACAACAACCTGCAACTGGTTATCGACAGCACTGCAGGCGCTGCGCTGCGAACCTTGGCTCAACTCACGAAGGTCAATGAGGCCGGTGATTCGTCATTGCTGCGCCAAGGCATTTTGCTGCCTTTGCACAATTTTGACGTGCGCGAGTCCGCTGGCGTGGCCAATCCAACCGTTGGCACTGGCGCATCGGCTACGACTAACACCGCTGGCTATGCCATTGGCGCCACAGTGATTACCTTGGCCTCTGCAGGCACCGGCACCATCATCGCTGGCGATGTCATCACATTCACTGGCGACACGAACAAATACATCGTGACATCTGGTGATGCTGATGTGTCCAACGGCGGCACAATCACATTGGCAGCTCCTGGCTTGCGCAAGGCACTTGCTGCCTCTGCAATCGCCATCACTGTTGTGGCTAAGTCAACGCGGAACTTGGGCTTCCACCGCTCGTCCATCCACCTGGCGGCACGTGCGCCTGCGTTGCCGAAAGAGGGCGACATGGCATCGGACCGCACAATCTTGCAAGACCCACGCTCTGGCTTGGCGTTTGAGTTTGCCATGTACCCGCAGTACCGCCGCATCCGCTACGAGGTTTCGTTGGCGTGGGGCTGTGAACTTATGAAGCCTGAGTTCGCCGCCGTCCTGTTGGGCCAAGCCTAAGTCTGAACTGAACCAGAACCAGCCCTGTGGCCAAAAGCTGCCGGGCTTTTTTGCGTGGAGAACGCGATGGAAATTATCAAGATCAAGTCCACCCACCCGGCGAGCCAGGGTGATTTTGTGCTCATCTACAAAGATGAGTTCGACCCCGAAAAGGGCCACGTTCTCTACGAATCAGAAGACGAAGGCGAAGACAAAAAGATCGGCATTGCCGAACTTCGCGCCTTGCTTCAAGAGCGCGGTATCGGGTTTGATCCAAAGGCAAAAAAGGCTGAGCTTTTGAAGCTCGCCGGAATGGAATAAGGGAAAAAGTATGCCAACGATTAGCAACGGAGTTACCCAATTCGTCACCGTCCCAACGGGTCGAGTATTAAATATCAGGACTGGGCAAACCGCATCTGTTGTGGTTCGCACATACCCAGACTCACAAGGGCTGCAAGCAACTGAAACCCGTAGCCTGGCCCCTAACCAAGTGCAAAATTTTGGGCCTTATGCCTCTACCTCCAGGTTCGCCCTTGAGGTTTCTGGCGGTGTCGCTACGTATGAGATTGGCGATGCGGGTCTTACTGCCCCACAGCCTGGACTTGGTGTAGTTGCAACTGGTTGCGTTGTCCCCAGCAACAGCAACACTACCAACCGTCAAATCATGACGCGCTCGACGCACATTGCGATCCAGCACATAACCGAGTTGCAAACCGCTTGGGCCAATTGGTATGTCAGTGCGAACAACACGGGTGAATTGACTGCGGCGGGGACCTTAACGCTGACCGCATCAGTCGAATATCCGCTCGGGACTATCGCCGGAACATTCAAGTGGGATGCCTCGTCAACGGTGTCTATTAGCGCCCGCGCAACATCGTTGACAGACAAACTTTCTGGTCTGAACATTCCAGCGGGTGCCTTGTTCGCCATTCGTTCGTATGCAGTAGGAACATTGGGAATTGTTTTCTCTGGAGAGGGCGGAAGTAACGCGTATAGCTGCGCAACATTTGACGTTACCGGTGTTGCAGACGCCACACAAGTCGGCGGCGCGGTCACTGATACGCAAGCTGGTATCGGTTATAGGCCTGTAGCTATTCTTGGCGCAACAACACGGCCAACCATCGCCATCGCGGGAACTTCAAGGCCGCTTGGCCTCAATGACACAGCGCTAGGCATTTATGGTGGTCGTGGGATCTTTGAGCGCGCTGTATCAAAGCGTTTTGGCTACATCCGTATGGCCGCATCTGGCGAGCGTTTGCAAACGATTCTGGTTGCCAGCGGTGCGACAAATTACGCCCGTCGGAAAGAGCTTATTGACGCCTATTGCACTCATATTCTGAGCGATTACGGCATCAATGACCTGAACGGCGGTGCGCGGACTGCGGCTGAAGTCACAGCGGACTTGCGGACTGCAGTAACCCTGTTCGGCAAGCCATGGATTCACGCCACTCTGAGCCCGATAGCCACCAGCAGCAACAGCTTCATTGACGCGGCTGGCCAGACCACTAACGCAACCGTCAATCCGAAGAGAATAACCTTTAACGCCTCATTGCGAAACGGAGAAGGCGGCATCTCTGGGTGTCTTGAGCTAGCTGATGGAGTTGAAAGCGCCCGTGACAGCGGCAAATGGAAGTCGGACGGAAGTACTCCAAATCTGTGGACGAGTGACGGAACGCACGAGTCGCAATATGCCAATTTGCAGCTTGCTGCGGCCACCGACATTTGGCAGCCACTCAACCTACTCCGCTGAGTAGATGGAGAAGTTCGAATGACGTGCGCCGCTGGCATTGATCTTTGGCTTGGGTGCGCCGTCTTCGTAGGAGCAGCTGGGACGTTCCTCGGCCTGCTTCGTTTGGTCATGTCCCATACCCAGAACCATGACCGGGAGAAATAGCCTTGGCCCTGATCGTTGAAGATGGCACCGGCATCGCCAATGCTGAATCGTTGTGCTCTGTGGCCTTTGCTGACGCGTTCCTTGACGGCATTGGCCAAGCATCGTGGGCGTTGCTGACAACCACGAGCAAGGAGCAAGCGTTGCGACGGGCCACGCTGTACATGCAGCAGGTTTACCGGATGCGCTGGGCAGGCGACCGCGTCACGACGACGCAGGCTCTGGACTGGCCTCGTGTTGGTGTGCCAAGGCGTGATGTTGGCAGCTGGGGCGCCTGGGGCTATTACGGCGGCTTTGTTTCTGAGTACGCGTCAAACGTTGTGCCATCCGAAGTGCAGCAAGCATGCGCAAAGTTGGCTTACAAGGCTGTGGCTGGTGACTTGTCCCCGGATCTAAGCCAAGCCAAGACCCGCGTGAAGGTTGGCCCGATTGAAACCGAATATCTACCTGGGTCAGTTCAGTACGTCCGCTATCGTGAGATCGACAACCTGCTGTCGCCATTCATGAATATGGGCGGCAGCATGATCCCGGTGACACGCGCATGAGCTTTTACAGCGACTTAGCGGCAGAAGCTGGCGCATTGATCCGTGAGTTCGGCGCTTCGGCAACCCTGACGACAGTCACTCAAGGCGCATACGATAACGCCACATCGATAGCGGCAACGACGACAAGCAATGTCACTGTGAGCGCTGTCGTGTTCCCCGGGGCCGGATATCGCTACCTTGACGGCTCGCAAGTTCAAGAAGGCGACCAGTACGGATTCATTTCAGCCATTGGTGTCAACCCCCCAAAGGTTGGCGACACCATCACCTGGAATGGTGCCCCCATTGGGGTGATAAAGGTATCGGTTCTCGCCCCGGCTGGGGTCAATGTGATGTACGAAGTCGGGCTAAGGGGCTGATATGGGATGGTCTGTTGATCTCGGTCGCCTTGCTGAAAGGTACAAGGGCGACATGGATAAGACCGTTCGGGCTGCAACCATTCTTGCCGCGCAGAAGGTGGTGATGAGAACACCGGTAGACACAGGCCGCTTACGCGCCAATTGGCAGTTCCAGGCTGGGTCAATCAATACCAGCACGACAGACGCAACCGATCAAGGCTTGGCCGTGTTGGCGAACATGACAGCGCAGATAAACGCCAGCCCAGTCGGTGGCCGCACGTACATATCAAACAGCCTGCCATATGCCCAGCGCATCGAGTACGAAGGCTGGTCGAAAGTAAAAGCCCCGCAAGGCATGGTGCGCATCTCCCTTGCAGAGATGCCAGCAGCGATTGACAGTCTAGTGAATGGCCGCCAATGAGCAATCAAGTGATCCGCTCTCTACTGGAGACGCGACTGGACACCCTTTCGCCTTCGATCGCAACAGCCAAAGAAAACACCGCCTACACGCCTGTCAAGGGCACGACATACCAGCGCGTGTTTGTGCTAATGGCTCAGACCGAGAACCCAACACTGGGCGACGGCTTTAAGCGTGAGCGCGGGATTCTTCAGGTCAATTTGTACTTCCCCGAGTTCGTTGGAACTGGCAACTCAACAGCCAGGGCAGAGCTAATCAAAACCCTGTTCAAGCGCGGCACAACCATGCAGCAAGGCCAGATAAGGGTGCAGGTTTACGCCAGCCCATACACCGGGCCAGCGATGAACAGCGAGGGTTTTTTCATGCTGCCCGTTTCGGTCCCATTCATCGCTGACGTTTACAGCTAAACGCATCTTCATCAATCGCAAGCCGCCTTCGGGTGGCTTTTTTTCGCCTGCGAACAAGTGGGCTTTCTTAAAAGGTAACCATCATGCCCTTCGCAACCGGTATCGCCAAACAGCTTCGATTCAAGAAAGAAAGCACCTGGGGCACAGCTCCAAGTGCTGGCAGTGCGCAACTGCTGCGCCGCGTCACGTCTGACCTGTCATTGACCAAAGAGACGTACCAATCAAACGAGATTCGCAGCGACTACCAGATTGCAGACTATCGCCACGGCGTCCGTTCTGTGACTGGATCGATCAATGGCGAGTTGTCACCAGGAACATATGCCGCGTTCATGCAGTCGTCATTGCGTCGCGACTTTGCCGCTGTCAGTGCTTTGACCGGCCTCACCATCACTATCGCTGGTACTGGTCCGTACACACTAACAAGATCAGCCGGGGACTTCTTGACCGGGGGCATCAAGATCGGCATGGTTGTTCGTCTGACTGCGGGCTCGTTCACTGCTGGCAACCTGACCAACAACATCTTGGTGACAGGCGTTACGGCCACCGTCATAACGGGCATCACGCTCAATGGTTCCTCGCTGACTGCTGAAGGCCCGATTGCATCGGCAACGCTCACCATCCCAGGCAAGGCAACCTACACGCCAACCACCGGCCACACCGATGACAGCTATTCAGTCGAGCACTGGCACAGCGACGTTACCGAATCAGAGTTGTTCACCGGGTGCAAGATCAACACCATGGAGATCAGCCTTCCATCAACTGGCATGGCAACGATAAACACCGGCCTGATGGGTAAGGACTTGACAACCAACGCGAGCACTGAGTACTTCACCAGCCCCACGGCTGAGACTAGTGCTGGTGTGTTGGCTGCTGTGAACGGTGTGGCTTATGCGCTTGGGTCGCGTCAATACGCAATGACAGGCCTATCCATCAGCATCAATGGCGGGATGTCGTCGCAGTCAGTCATAGGCTCGAATACCACAGCTGACCTATTTGAGGGGCGTGTCGCTATTACAGGAAACTTCACCGCCTTGTTTGAAGACGGGACATTCCGGGACGCCTTCAAGGACGAGACGGAGGTTTCCCTGTTCTTTGTGTTCACGTCCAGCAATTCAAACAATGCTGATTTCATCGCCTTCGCCATTCCCCGCGCAAAGCTCGGAAGTGCTGGCAAAGACGACGGTGAGAAGGCATCTGTTCAAACATGCGAATTCCAAGCCCTGTTCAACAGCGCAGGCGGCACCGGAACCAGCACCGAGAAAACCACGCTCTGGGTTCAAGACTCGCTCGCCGCGTGATGAGTTGCAGATATTAGAGCCGACATAGATTGGCCATCAACCGAGCCCTCCAAACGGAGGGCTTTTTCATTTCTGAAAGGCAAACATGACCCAAGTTCCAGTTCTCCGATTTCAAGACTTCATTTCAGCAGACGGTGATCAGTTGACCACCACGTCACATCAGGTGGCGGCAGTTTTCGGAAAGCGTCATGACGATCTATTGAAGCGCATCCGTTCGCTGATGTCTGACCTGCCAATCGACCGTCTCGGATATTTTGCGGAGACGGTCGAAACCCGCCATAACCCATCCGGTGGAGCGCTTATTCAGTCTCCGGGCTACAGCATCACTCGCGACGGCTTCACATTGCTTGCAATGGGTTTCACCGGCAAGAAGGCGCTGACCTTCAAGCTGGCATACATCGACGCCTTCAACGCCATGGCTGCCTACATACGCAACCAGCGCGAAGGACTGCGCTTCCAGTGCATGGAGACCCTCCTGGAATGCAAAGACAGCGAGAGGCGCGGCAGCTTCCATGGCAAGGGCCTAAGCCAGCGCAAACAAGAGAAGCGCTTTCTAGAGCCAAAACTTGCGCATTTGCTGGCTCAAGCACAGCCCAGCCTTTTGAACTGATTTCCAGTTGCCTTTCTGGATGCCCGCCCTAACACGGCGGGCTTTTTTATTCCCGGTCGAAAGACCAATCCAGCACCGATCCGGCCTCGTTCGCTTCTTTGCGGGAGCGGCGGGGTCGGACACGGGCATTCACTCCCCGCAAAGGAAATTAAATGTTTGATATCGCACAGCTCGACATTGTTTCGACGTCTGAAGAAGGCTTTGACGTTCAGATCGTCAACCCAAAAACGCAAGAGGCCACCGGCATTGTGGTCAAGGTGCAAGGCGCGTTTTCTGCCAGGTTCCAAGAGTTGATGGCAAAGCAAAAGAAGAAAGAAGCCCTACGGGCCAAGAGCCCGGTTGCTCGCGCTGTTTCTGAAGATGAGGACGAAACCGCAGTCGTGCTTTCTGAAGCAGCCATTAACTGGGGCGACGTTGACGACAAAGGTGAGTTTGTTTGGGGCGTTATTTTTGAAAAAGGCACGCCAGTCAAGTTCGGCAAGGCCGAAGCGTTGCGCGTCTTTGAAAAGTACCCATTAATTCGCGGCCAAGTTCTTTCTGGAGCACTTGACGTTGCAAATTTTATCAAGGGCTGACCGCTGAATTAGTTGAGTTCGCGAAGCATGCGTTCAACCTGTCTAAAAAGCAGTCTGACGGGGCTTCGCTCGCAGAACACCGTGAGTCAGCCAACAGGCTTTCGCCGAACAAAACAGCACCTATCCAAGCGATAGAAGAACTGGACGAACCAGAACTTCCTGAGGCTGCCCGCCACTGGTGGGAATGGTGGCAAGAGCTGTCAGGCGGCAGGCAGTGCGGCATGGCTGCGAACCCGATCTCATGGGCTGACATGGCCGCATGGGCGCAGTTAACGGGGCGAGTACTTGACCCGTGGGACGTGACCGCAATTCGCAGCATAGACGGCGCATTCATGGCGATGGGCAGCGAAGACGCGAAAAAAGAACCCAGCAAAGCAAGGAAACCTAATGGCCACTGATATTGCAACGCTGACGATTGAAGTTGATTCAACGGCAGTTGTGCGCGCCCAACAAAACTTAACAGGGCTAGCCACAGCGGGTCAAAGCGCGGCGGCAGTTGCAACGCAGACAGAAAGAGCATTCGCAGGCTTCTCGAAGGTGATGGCCGGACTCGGGATCGCTGTCGGTGGCGCGGCTTTTGGTGCTTTCATTAGAGGGGCCATCAACTCGGCTGATGCAGCTTCAAAGCTGTCACAAAAGATCGGAACCAACATCACTGAGGTTGCTGGCCTACAGCTTGCGTTCCAGCTGTCCGGTCTTGAGGCCGGAGCGCTTCAACAAAGCATGAGCAGGCTTTCAAACGGCCTTGCTAACGGGAGCAAGGCTCTTACGGTGATGGGCATATCGTCAAAGAATGCAGACGGCAGCCTGAAATCCACAAGGCAAGCGCTCGGAGAGGTGGCTGACAAGTTTGTCAGTTATCAAGATGGAGCCCAGAAAAGCG